CCAACTTCTAAATTATGAGCTGTAAGATTAACGGTTACTGTTGATGAAGATGTTGTAGAGTCAAATGTACATCCTGTTTGGTCAGATTCAATAGGTGTAATATCGTATAAGTTTCCTTCATAATAAATGACTAATAATTTAGACGTTCCAATCGCAGCATATCTTTTACCATCTAAAGAATTCCAAGTGTGTTGATCTCTTGCAGGACCTGCCATTGTTAGTGAGTTTAAAGCTTGCCAACCACCTATTTTTTTTTTTTTTTTATACCTAAATCTAACATTGTCACCATCAATCCATTGGCCTTCGCCGCCTGACTCTGTGACTTGTTTATTGAAACCCGGTTTAAATTGTACTTTGGTTAATGGCATAGTACCTCACATATAACACTAGAATGCCCAGCTGACAAATGAATATCGAGCGCCTTTTGTAATCTCTTTGACTTCGTGAGCATACATGAAGTTGCTAGGAAATACAAGAATATCACCAGCATTTAGCTTTATTTCATGGGTATCATTAAAGATAAAATTTCCACCTTCATAGTCATCATTTAAAATTCCAACTAAAGATAGAATAGGAACACCTTTAATGTTTCCGTCAAATATACTGTGAATATGGTCCCAATGCTTTCTCATCATAGTTCCTTTTGGATATTTGTTAAATCTTAAATCTGTAAATTGATTTAAAAATTTTTTTTGAACATATTTATTTTGATAAGCCTCTAGAGACTTGATTACAAAAGGGGATAGTAATTGATGCAATTCTTTTCTATCAAATTGTACATATAATTCTTTTGTATCATTTGAATGCCAAGTTTTGGTTTCATTATTATACCACTCATGAACATCCCAGTTTTTTAAATTTAATTGTTTTGTTACACTTTTACAAATAGGATCGGGTACGACGTTCTGTACCATAATATAGTCATTAATTTGTTTCATCTTAAATGATACAGGTAGATATATCTTCGTCGTAACTAATTCTTATCCAAGACGTTGCGATATATTTTTCACCGCTTAGAGGAGGATTTCCCCTGTGTTCATACGGAAAACCTGCAGGCCATATACAAAAACGACCTTTCTTTGCTTTAACTCTTACACTTTGATATAAAAATTCTGTTTCACCACCTTCTTCAACATCATTTAAATATAAAGTCCATGCTAAAAATCTATTAGCACTACCATAAGTATATCCTTTTTCATTATGCCATAGGTGATAACCACCTCCAGGAATTGTCTTTTGGACTTTAATAGGATCGTGAAAAGGAACCCGGTTTTCAAATAAACCATACTCTTTTATATATTGTTTAACAATTGTATTAAGATTTAATAAAACAGGCTTAGCTCTGTTCATAAATTCACTATGAAGAGTTGTTTCTTTATATAAAGTTATTGCTTCATCTTTTTTATAATTGGAACTAGCCCCTTCGGCTTGTAAACGAGTTACAGTTTCTTCTCTTCCTTGTTTTTGTTTATACATATCAACAAAATCATCACAAGAAGAATGGGTCACAAAGTCGTCTACAATCCATATAAATTGATCTTTTTTTATTTTCATTTTAATTTTTTATTCCTTGATCAAATGCATGATCACTATAAGGACCGTGTTGATCTACGTAGTGAAAAAATACTTGAGCATTGTGATCTCCTTCAAAAGTTTTTCTTCCATGTTTAACTTTTGCACCTAAATAGATAACACCGTCTCCTGGTTTCATTTCAATCCATGTGTTATTCATATGTATAGGCCATTTTTCAGATTGATTAATGCAGGCAGTAACACTTACTTCACATGCAGGTCTATCTAAATGATCTTTTAATATGGACCCATAAATGTAATATCTCCAATAGGTATATGCAGGATATAATAAAAGACCTGTTTGTTCTTCAACTAAATCTTTTTTTAATTTTAAAAAAGCCTGCATTAAAGAATCTTTATAATATGAAGGTGCAAGCGGGGACTGACTATCGTAGCAATTTGACGGAAGATTTTTTTCTTCTAATTTTTCGTTTACATAAGTATTGAGTATTTTCAATTCTTCATTGTTAAAAAAATTTGGTACAAAAATATATCCAAGTGTTGAATCTTTTATGCTAGCCATATTACTAAACTATATCTCACTCCTTTTGTAATTGGTGTTACTGCATGAGGGAACAAATGATTGGACGGAAAAAATATCATTTGTCCTTTTTGTGTTTTAACTTCTTTTATAATTTCTTTTCCATTAGGACTATAAAAAACAAAATCACCACCTTCGTAAGCATCATTTAAATTAAGAATACATGTTAGTTCTCTGTGATATTTTTGAAAAGAATCAGTATGTATTTCATATTTTCCACCTACTTCATATTTCAAACCTTGTATCTCTTTAATTTTTTCAACGTTACAGTGTGGAAATTTTGAAACATAGTTAATGTAATATTTTGACATTTCAAAATCTATTAATTTAGTTAATATTTTTGCAGAAACAAAATCATTATCTATAAAATTCATGGCGTCTACATTTCTAACATCTTTCTTTAATCCAGCTGCTACTTTTGCTGGTTTAACCCCGTGATAGTTTATATAATCAATAATTCTATTATACAATAAATCATTAGGTGGTGCGTTTATAACTGTAACAGCGTCTTTAGTTTCCATAATGTCTTTCTTTTAAATATTTTAACTAATTGCAGTCGAAGTATAACTTGTAGGTCTTGCCCCTAATCTTGTAATTTTTTCTGCTTCAGTCTCATCAGAGTCACCGAGATCATTGTTATCCCACTCTGTTTGAAGATGTGATAAGTAAGCAGCGTCAAACTTATCTACAAACTGTTGAAAAGAACCTAAAGTAGATGAGTCATAAGCAATATTACCAGTGCTTGTTTCAACTTGATCATTATCTGTTCCATCATTTGTAAATTGTATGGCATGAATACCATTAAATTTAGACTGCCCCCAAAACGTATCGTCATCAATATATTGAAGCATTGGATTAGAAGCTGAAAAATCTTCTGTTTTTTTAATTATTGCTTTATCTTCAAAAACAACTGTCCAAGTTCCGTGTTTAGCCATGTTAAAAATCTCCTTATGTTTTAATAATATATATTAAAGTTAATGTTTGTTGTAAAGCAGAAACAGCGTTTCCAGTAAAACTTTCTGAAGAAATATTGTGAGTATGAGCACCACCTCCACCTGTAGAATTTGACGTAGTTGGTTGTCTACCTGTTGGACCCGGCTGACAATTACCTCCTCCTGATCCGCCAGGGTGTGAGTGACTGGCTATTTCTGGAGTAGATAAAGTGTGTGGGGAAACCGTTGTTGCTACATTCCCAGTTATTGTAACCGTGCTGCTTCCTGCAGTAGTCCCTAAATTTGAAGTAGGTGAGTCTTTTCTACAACATTTTTCTTGTAAATCAGGAACGTTAAAAGTTGTAGATCCATCACCTGAACCATAAGTTGTTCCAATAATGGCAAATAAAGCTGCATAAGTTGTTCTACTCACTGCTGCACCATTACATTCTAAAAAACCAGATGGAACTGATGTAGAAGACCAAGGTACAATTAAACCTGTGTTTACACCTTCAACTCCCTGAAGATTTGCCCCTGAAAAATCGTATTTTGTTGCTTCGTAATTTGCCATAATTCCTCTTAAGTTTTTATAATATATTTAGTTACATTGATAGGTTGAGTTACATCATCTGACCCACCAGTAAAAGTACAATTTGCTGTATGACCATGCGCACCACTTCCACCAGCACCTCCTGTATTAGCTGCACTAGCTCCTTTAGAGCCAGGATTTGCTTCTTGTCTTGAGTTGTTTGTTCCTCCAGGGCCATGATTGTGACTGGGTAGTTCAGAAAGAGAAAGAGTGTGATTTGCTAAACTCACAGATATATTTCCTGTGGCTGTAATCGTGTTCGTGTTTTTAGCTGTTCCTAAATTTGTACTTGGTGATTTTCCTTTTACAACTTTATCATCTAAGTCAGGGACATTAAAAGTTGTAGAGCCATCTCCTGATCCATAAGTTGTTCCAATAATTGCAAACAATGCAGAATAAGTTGTTCTTGATACTGCTGAACCATCACAGTCTAAAAATCCTTCAGGTACTGATGTTGAACACCAAGGAATAATTAAACCAGTATTTACACCTTGAATATCAGTTAAATTAGCACCATCAAAATCATATCGTGTTGCTTCGTAATTTGCCATTATGTTTTTATAACATACATCAAAACAAGACTTGCTTGTTCTGGACTTATGTTACCTCCTGTAAAATTTGCCGAACTTGTTGTATGACCATGCGCACCGCCTCCTCCAGCGTTTCCTATAGATCTTGGCGAACCAAGATTTCTATCAGGGTTATCTGGATTTGGTCCCGCTCCTCCACTGTTTGCTGCACCACCATGCGTGTGTGCAGCCATTGTTGGCGTGCTTATTGTTGTATTAGCTACAGTAATAGAAACGTTTCCTGTAACAGGAACACTTGAGCTTCCTACATCAGTCGCTAAATTAACTGTAGGTGATCTTCCTTGAACTAATTTATCTTGTAGGTCAGGTAAATTAAAAGTAGTTGAACCATCACCTGCTCCGTAAGTGGTTCCTACAACAGCAAACAAAGTTGCATAAGTTGTTCTAGAAACCGCAGATCCATCACATTCTAAAAAACCTGATGGAGGCGAAGTATCTCCCCACGGAATAATAATTCCAGTATTAACACCTTCAATGTCTGTAAGATTTGCTCCAGAGAAATTATACTTAGTAGCTTCGTAATTAGCCATCTATTACTTCTCCTTATAAGTCCAACCTGTAGTCGCGTCTCCTGAGTACACTAATGTCAAACCAGCACCTTGTGTATTAATAACAAGGTCTGCGGCTGAGTTAGCAATGTTAGAACCATTTCTGCCAACAGTTAGTGCGTTTGTATTGAAATCATAACCTTGGTCTATGATTAAAACCTCTGCTCCAGTAGATGGAGAAGGCGGTAAAGTTAAAGTGAAAGCCGCACTATTTGTGTTTGCTAAAATAGCTGCGCCCTCTTGAACTGTTTCAGCTGCAGTTACAGCTCTCCAAGTTCTTTGCTCTGAAATTTTCTCTACGTTTGTACCGTCTGAATATAATACATAAGAATTACCTTCAGCG